GAGGGTAACGCAGACGTATCCAAGACGGCGGAGACTTTGGAGGCTCTCTCCGAGGGGGACGTGAAAAAGCTTTTGGAGCTCAAAATGGAAGACCATAAATCGGGTTTTGATGAATTCACTGCCACGATAAAGAAGATTTTAACAGCAGCTGCGTGTTTTCTTGGGCTCTATTTACTCGTCCCGATCTTCGTCGCTCGAAGATGTTCCAAAAACGAGGCGGAGAAAAACCTAACACGGGTACCTTTCCCAACCCAAACGAGAGACAAGAATACGAAATGAAAAATCTTAAGTTAATTAAAGAGTATTACACCGGGCTTTCCCACAAGGGAAAGGTTCTGTGCCTATTGGCGGCTACAGTCGTAGTGATCGTTGTGTTGGAGGTCCTAGGATGAGAGACGGATTCCTAGCAATAACAGGGACGGGCGGTACGTTTGTCCTCACCGACTTAAACCCGTACCTTGCGTTTACATGTGGGGTTTTAACTTTGATACACATCTCATTCTCACTTTTAAATATGTGGAAGGAACGTAAGAAATGAAAAAAGGAAATTTTCCTAGAAGAAACCCTGCGGCAAAACCCGGGAACGTCACGGGGAAACCCGCGGCAAAGCCCACTTGCATCGCAGGTATCTGCGAATACGAGAAGGTATGCGCCAAAATCGGCGGATGCTATCTAGAGCTACAAAAAGGAAAAGGGAAAAAAGGTAGTTGATTTTATGAGCGTTCTGTCTTAACCTTCAAAATATGGATACGGAAACTGCGGAGGTTGACTCCCCGCAAATAACTGAAACAGCTGATGAGAATGTGTCACTAGACGACCTTCGAGCAGCATTAGGCCACAACGAGCCCGAACCGCAAGGTGAGGAGCAGCAACCGGAGGCAGACGCCACCGAGGACCAGGTTCCGTCGGAACCCGGGCAACCACCACCAGCCGAAGGCCAACAGCCGGAAGCCGAAGGTGATCGCTTGGCTAAAAGACGGATTCGCCCTAAGAACGAACTGGATCAACAAGTAATAGATCTTTACAGGTCTGATGCTTTTGACGGTTCGTTTGCAGATGCGACTCGCGTCATCTATACCCAAACGGGTACCGACACGAATCAGAGTCCTCAACCCCAACCCGCCGAGGCTACACAGCCCGAGTCGGATGGGTACGCGGAATACGTCGCCGGGATTCAAGGGCAGATTCAGGAGCTCGAGCAGAAAGTAGCTACAGCAGCCGACGACCTCGAAACGACGGAAGCGTTGAAATTTCAACGTGAAATCATGAAGAGGGAACTCGAACTGCAAACGGCGCAATCTCGCAAAGAGCGACACGATGAAGCTCAAGATCTAAATGCTTACAATGCCCATCGAGGTAGATCGATGGAGAGTCGGAACAAGGTGTTCGAACGATTTCCCGTACTGCAAGACAAGAATTCAATTCATAGAAAGCAGTTCGACGATTTCATTCAGCACTCATCCAGAAATCCCGACTACGCTACAGTATTCGAGTCACCTAAGTGGCCTGAACTAATGGCAAATGAATTCGCAACTAGGTATAACGCTAGGCAACCGGCGCAAACTGCGCCCCAAGCTCAACCCGTTATGCAGGCACCACCACAAGTGGCGCCACAGATGGGAACTCAAGCCAAGGTTTTGACAACGGGTACCGCAGCACAACCAGTACACACACAACCAACAGCTCAAGGTTTACTGTCCGATATGCCGAATATTTCGAAAGACGATTTATATTCTCTATTGGGAAATCCGGGAGGACCACAACCAAGAGTTTAACTTAAAACACTAATTATTATATACAATGGCTATTAAAGGTTTCTCCGGTGGGACACCCCCATCTGAATTCGGTGCCGGTTCCAACGTTGATCTAACGACTAACGTCACCGCTCACTACAATACAATCGCATCTGACAATTCTGACCTGCGCGCCAGAATTTGGTCTGAACTCGTAACTCGGGATGCCCGGGAAAAAAACGTGTTCGCCAAGTTCATAGGCTCGGAAGGAAGCGGCAAACCAATCGCCGAAAAGACTGATTTGTCTGCCGGCGGTTCCGATAAAATCACTTTCACGACCGTCGCTCCGATCAGGGGTCAAGGCGTACGTGGGGAAGACATCCTCAAGAACAAAACCGGAAATCTAAACTTCGGAACGTTCAACGTTGAGGTCGATCTCATCCGTCACGCCGTCGCTTGGACGCAAGTTCTCAAGCTCATGCGCTTCACAGGTAAAACACTTGACCAATTGTCTGCCGACGTCATGTCCGAATGGGCCTCGCGTATGGAGCAGGATCTGATTCAAGCCGTTCTCCGCGACACATGCTTGACACAAACTGGCAACAACCTGCTCAATGATTACGGAGCTACCGGAGCTACCGGAGGTTCTTCCATCGCATATGCCGAAGGTATCAGCACGGACATTATACAGGAAGCCAAACAGGCTCTTATCGCTAACGGCGGTCAGCCCATGAATACGGGTGGAGACATCAACCAGGAAATTCCAGGTTACTTGTTCTTCGCTCCCGATGCATGTTTGCGTCCTCTTCGTTCCGATCCTGATTATCTTGAAGCCATCACCCAAGCGGACTCTCGCGGTGAGAACAACAAGCTCTACTCCGGTTCGTACGCCAAGTGGGACAACAACGTGATCGCCAATCACAACGTCATCATTGACACCGCACTCGGTCGTCAAGGATCACCTCTCGCTCCTGTGGCAATAATGCCCGGAGGCTTGGATGATCCCGCCATTGTCAATGGTTGGGATGCAACCGCAGGTACTCTTAATGCCTATACTCCCGCTTTGGATGGGATTTACGGTTCTGCCGGAACAGACCTTTGGGCCAACTTCCCCGGAGCCACTTATACGGTTCCCGGTGGTGGAGGTAAAAAGCATGGCGCGATAGCCGCAACTAGCACTAACCTATTGTTCGTTGATGCCGCCAAAAATTACGTGGCCTACAAGGTCGCTAGTTTTGGTGACTTGAATACGGGTGTTGGCGGAGGCTCTGCATACGTCAAACTCGGCGCTCAAATCGACGTCGCTACGCACTTGACGGGTCAAGCCGGTGGAGCGTTGTCGGGTCCGATTTCGATCTACCTTTGCAATGACCGAGGCACTCCTATCGGATATGCTTTGGCTATGGGCGAAGGCGCTATGTACCTTGCAAGAGGATCAATCACGAACGAGCAAATCTTCCACTACGATGATTTCGCCAACAGCGGTAACGAGGCTCACTTGTCCGCAGTAGGTCTTCAATCCGTATACGGAATGGCCACTTATCAAGACACAAGCGGTAGAATACCGGGCGTAGTTTTGGTTGAAGCCGTTCGGCAAGTACCCGGATTGAGCCTTCTCGCTCAACCCTGATCCATGAACACAGACTCTTAACATTGAACCGATGGGGCTCCTCCTGCGTAGCGGGGGGAGCCAGCATTGTATCCATCTCATAAAGAATTATGGCAAATAATAATATTTGGATAGGAACGTACGTAGGTAACGAGGGAGACTTCGCCACAGCTGCCAATTGGAGCCTGGGAACGGTTCCTGCAACGACCGATGACGTATACTTTGAGGACAGTTCCCAAAGCGTAATCACGGGATTGGACAATAGCGCGATGGCCGGATCCTTCGGTTCCGTAAATATCGCTCAGAGCTTTACGGGCTCTATCGGAACGTCAACGGACGCTCTACAGGTGAAAACTGCTGTAGTCAACCTAGGGTATCACAATGGACCCGGAAGCCCTACGGGCTCTCCTCTCGTAAATATTGATACTGGGAGTGTCGTAGATTGCGCCTACACCGTATCAAATACGGGAACATCCGCCGATTCTTCTAAATCACCCGTTCGAATTAAAGCAGCCGGAACAGTCTCAAACTCAAACACTTTAATAGTATACAAAGGAAAAGTTTCCGTAGGTATTGAAACCGCAGATATCACTACGAAGTTTTCGATTTTAACCGTGAGCTATGACGCTCGACAAACTTCGGATTCCGATGTGTTCATTGGCTCGGGGGTCACCCTGGGTGACTTGAATATCTTGGGTGGTGACGTCGTATTGGAATGCGCGGCCACTAATGTCACTATAGAAGCGGGCACTCTACTCACAACGGGTATCGGAGCCATCACCAATTTATTCGTCAATGGCGGCGTGGTCACTTCCAACTCCACCGGCACTATCGCATTACTTGATATTTATGGGGGTACTGGTATAGTGGACTTTACGAAAAGCAATGCTTTACGTACAGTTTCAGCTACTCAACTGGATCCCGGAGGTGTCGTAAAGGGTAATGTTGCCAACTTGACCTCCTTTGAAGTGGTTCCTCATACCGCTGACAGAAACATCACATACACAGCATCGTGAGCGACTTAAAGATTGTAATCATCGGTAAACGAAATCTCATGGGGTCCAACCCCCGCATCCGAGTCAAGGGCCTGTCCCGCATAGGGTATAACTTCGACTGGGATAAGGAAATCAAATACTACGCATACTCCCCGAAGTCCCAAAAGGACGCGGATGACATCTTTCGGACTCAGGGCCGTCTATATAGGCACATGTTCTTTTCAGTGTGTATAGGCGACATAAAGCCAGAGGTCGAAAGCCCAAAACCAGAGGTCGAAAGCCCCAAGCCGAAGGCCAAAAGCCCCAAGCCGAAAAAAAAAGAATAACTGAAACGGTCTCGCCTTTAGACTAAGGTAGCGTATGGTAATTATATGGCCGCTATTACATACATATCGTTACAAGATCATTTAGCCTCCATGCTAGGTGCCACGGGTAAAGCTGATCTTCCTGTTATTGACGCCGAAAGAATAGGTATACTAGTCAACCAAGCGTATCGCGAGTGCTATCTCCCGATCGACGGCAAACGTCCTCAATGGGCTATTAAAAAGTTCACTCTTGCGTTCGCTTCTGGGGATGTGTCCCAAGCCTTGACAAAGAACGTAATAGACGTCGACAAGATACCGGAGCTTGTGGGTGAAGGTCCTCTGTCCCCCATGTCGGGGCCCGAGGACGAAATCCGAATCCGCGCAAACCACTCCTGGGACTTCAAAGCTCCTATGGGGAGAGTTTTAAATTTCCCTTCGATAAACGCCACCGAAGCCGAAACGGGACGTCCTATTTGGTATTACATAGACACCGCAGATACGGGGGCGGACACGGAAGTGATCCCCCGCTTCTACTTATACCCGGTACCTGATAAGGCATACACCGTGACGCTTCGGGCCAATATAATGCCGGATGAACTGGTGGGTGACGCCGACACACCCCGTCTTCCCGCCGATGTAATCTGGGATATCTTATACCCTATAGCCCAAGAAAAAATGCTATCCGACCCTCGTTATAGCGGAAGGAATGCGGAAATCTTGACTAAAGGGGCCGCCGAAGCTCGCCAAAAGCTCGCGACTATGTCCTCGGCGCAAAAACACAAAGGCTCTATACGTTTAGTTAAACGAGCAGGCTGGTAATATGAGCGCGTATATTCGCATTACCGGTCGACCCAAAATAGAACGGGACCACAACGGTCTTCGTAAGATTACGAGGACCTATACGGTGCAGGGTAGTGCCGTAACCGAGGGGAATGTTGAAGACCCCGCATACGGTGTGATCATACCTTTCGGTACTGCCGACGAAGAGTACAATGCCGCCATAACTCAAGATCTTTTAATCGCGAGTAATGCGGAATACCTCCTTACCGCCGCTGAAGTCACGGGTGCTTATCTTGTAGCCCAAGAGGTATCGCCGGGAAAATCCGTAAACGATGCCGTACTTACTCGAGTATACCAGGAATTGGAATCCACTTCCAAACCCGTACAGGTAGGCAAAGACGTGATTTCCCGATTGAGCGCCGAGCGAGTGGAGGTGACGCGCACCTACATAGTAAAGAACCCTTACAGTGCGCATTACAAGGCAAACAGGGTGGGCGTGGACACCGTCACTGTGGGCACTCCCTCCATTACATGTATTTTGGGGCAAGTGAAGTCCAAGGATTCGGGGGTGTACACTGAATTCGTAGAGACCTATTATCAATCCGGACTTTTATCTCAGAGCATCGACTATAAGTACGGTCAGTTCCCCAATCATAAGCTTGAATTACGCACAACGAGAGGCTTGACGGCTCCCGCTATCCCACCCGCGAGCGAGGGCCCGGGATCCGGGCCTTGGTTTGAGTATGAGACTAGAGAGGGCCCCGGCAACGCCGACTACGGCCAAAACGCGCAGGTGTATACTTCATTGGTGGTCAAGGGTGAGGGCCTCATCTCCGAATCTTCCGAGGTGAAAGGTAAATCACCTAACAAGGTGACCCTTACGACCATCCGTTACATAACGGGAGAAAATGGTGTTGTCAACTCAGCGGATATCCCTAATTTCACTAGACAAACCTT